GGTACTACCAGTCCCGGCTCAATTACTGTTTTTCGTCTTCCCAGTTCCACTGCTGTTTCCAGCAGCAATGGCAGATTCTTAAACCGAAGCAGCTTCTTTGGCAGCCGTTCCCGATTTTCCGGGTCGCTGAGAATGTGTTCTGCATTTACCCGAATTGGCCATTCCGGATTGAAGTTTACACCATTTTGCATTATCGGGAAATATGGCTTTTTGGGCAGTGGTTCTACATACCGCAGCTTGGAAGAAACAGCATCACAGAAACCGGTGAAATACCATTTCAATGTGGTGTCTTTCTTTTTATTTCGTTCAAAGCAGGCGTAAATTGCCTGATATTGTCTTGTGTACAGTCCTGTATGAAAGCAGGCACAGTTGTTTTCCACATGGAAATATTCCGTTTCTCCGGTGTTGTAATCGATGCTCAGCTTCCGGAATATCATATGGAGATACCGTTCCAAAATCGGCGTATCTGTATTTTTACATTCGGTCTGCGGCTTTCGGAATCGCCATGCTTCCGGCAACGCCATTTCTGCCAATTGTTCTAACTGCCCGTACCAATCCGGCACATAGGCAAATTCAAATAAATCTGTTTCTATCATTTTTCTGTTCCTCTCCATTTAGGAATTGCTTTTATCAGCTTCAATTGTATTCGGGCTTTTAGATCTTCGTCAATATATCGATATGTTTTCCCTTGTGCATCCTCCCCTTTTACCGTTGCCAATGCATTGATGTAATCGTCATAAAAGCGGAGAATTTCTTCCAAAGCAGTTTTCTCCCCATCTACTGCGGCACAGATCAATTCATATGTAAGGTCATTTTCTTTCATCGCCATTCCTTTCATAATACTTGCGGATTGCTGTAAATGCTTTTTGTCTCCAATTGTAAATGGTGCGAGGCGTGACGTGAAAGTACGCTGCGATTTCCTGATCGCCATATCCATACCAGAACTCCAAAATCAACGTTTCTCTCTGTGTTTTTGGAAGTTCCAACATAGCATCATAAAGCCAGTCGCTAGCAATCAAACACGGATACTTCTCGTTATCCAAAATGAAATGCTCTGACGGATACACATCTTCTATTTCCAGAACATTCATCAGGTCTGGTTTCGCCTCACGGTTTTGGATTCTCTTTTTTTCTGCCGCTGCATCTCGATATTCATTTCGCATTACAGTTTTCACAAAGCAGTCAAAGATTTTTATTCTGCAGCTTTTATCGATAAAGGGAGTCAATATGTTGGTTCCTCCCTTCTTATGCAGTTTTGCAGGTAGTGTGTATATCACCCCCTTTTAAACTACTAAGACGAATCAGGCAGAACGAAATCGGAAAATTTATTTGTAAATATTCTGTGTACTTTTATTTCTTATGCACAGCAACAAAAAAAGCAGCATACAAAACCGGTCATTTCGCCGGATTGTATGCTGCTTGAGGAAAAATAGAAAGGGCAGTCCTGCCCAGCTGTTTGCCGGACAGAACTGCCCTTTTTTAGTGATATGATGTCGAAAAGTAAGTTGTGTTACCAATTGATGTTGTTTGAAAATATTTTAACACAAATTTATCATTTATAGAATAAAAAAATTATACCATATATATTTCTAATATTATTTTTCTAATTATTGCTGTATCACACAAAGATATTTGTGGTTGAGAATATACATCAAAACAATTCCCTACGAATTTCTTCCAATGTTGGCGTTTGTTTTCCCCACTTTTGAAAAGCAACTTCACATTTTTTCAGATCGATGATTTTGCAATCCATTCTCTCAATGATGTGAATGCTTTCGAAAAAATATTCTGGTATTTCTTCTACTTTGAATTGATACTGCAAATTTAATTTTTGAGCCATTTTTATGAGTGAAATGGATACAAAATCTACAACAGGCTGGTAATCAGATGGACGTTTTCTGTATTGATTGATTCGTTTAGCAAGTTGTTCATTCCATGCGTGTTCATCACCATTTAGCATTGCAAGATAAATTTTTTTTAAATATGGCAAATGAATAAAATAGGCTTCCTGACTTTCATTTGGTTCTTCTGTGTCCATCAACAACAATTCTTTTGCCTTTGCATAATTTTCATATAACATGGCTTGTATCACTGGGCATGAGGTGGAATTTTCCCTTGCAAGTTCCCATTCTCCAACTGAAATTGCTTGATAAAGAAATTTTTCATGTGTTTCGATGTCATTCATATAGTCCATCACAATTTCATCCACTTGGCAAGCCTGCTGCATTTCTTGATATGCCATTGCATAATAAATAGCACCCATTCGATAGTATTGAAAAGTAGTGTTGATATCATTATCAATATAGTATTTATATTTTGCTGCAAGGTTATAAATACTCTGAAAAGCATAATATAAACTTGTAGCATCTTGAATTGCTCCAGCAACTGGATAATTTTCTTTGTGAAAGAAACGATGCAATTCCTCATATATTTGCAGTTCAATGGGTTCATCAATACTTTTCGCGTATTTTTGATATGCGATTTTAGATCTTGCAATATCTTTTTTTCTTTTTGTCGATTCATACTTTATTTTCATTTGTATCTCCTTAAAATTAATCATATCAAATTAGTCTATGATTAAAATAATACAAAACAATTTATATGATTAAATTTAACGTCTTCGTTTCCAACCAAGATTATATTGTAAATTGGAACAAGAATCACATGATTTTCGTGAAACAACTTGTACTGCATTATCAGTAGGTATATTATTTTTCAACATATATTGTACTGCACGAGGTTCTGCATGATGAAGTCGACCAAAATCAATACCTTTTGTGCTAATGCCCTTGCTTTTTAGTAAATCCAAATCCAAATTGGCATTTTTTCCACCAGCAAACTCTACTTTTCCTTTTCCAAATATATTTTCAGCTTCTTGACGTGCTTTAGGACCAGGAACACCTCTATTTTTAGAAAGTACCAATCTGCCATCTTTTGAGGTTGTAAGTGCATAAGTATTAGAAAATCCCTTTTTGGGGTTAGGATGCTGAGCTTTTACAATTCTGTTAAGAGAATCTTGTAAATAATCTGCATTTCTAATATCCTTCGCTGCATCTGCAGCATCCAGAACTGCGTCGCCCTTCTTGGATACTGTAATAGCAACATCCGCTGCTTTGGACAAATCATGTACTGTATCAACAGCTTTGTATGCATCATAAGCAGTTTCTGCTGCATGCACACCCACTTTTAGTCCTGCACTTGGAACACCTGGTGTTACAAGTCCGACTACATCTGTCAAAATATCAACAGCACCCATCGGAGTGGGTTCGATGCAAAATGAAACAATGTCAAATGCTAAACTTGCCGCATCAAAAAATGTATCCAGAAAATGACCAGTACTATCTGTTCCAGAAACAGGATTGTTGTGGCAATAGGTATACAGATTCAGGCTTAGTGGATCATTATTGCTACCTGCAAAAGAATCTCTTGAGATAAATCGTCCAGTTGAAGGACTATAGTATCTCGCACGCAAATAAATGGTAGCAGTTTCTTTGTCGAAATACTCTCCGCTGAACCGGAAGGGATTTTCATCGTTCTCATCCGAATTCTTTTCTACGCCAAACGCATCATACCGATAGGTTTTCGTCTTATCTCCGGTTTCGCTGGTCAGGTTGACAACATCACCGTGTGCATTCTGAAGATAGTATGTCACATCACTGGTCATACCGTTATAGAACGCACGGCTGGAAATCAAACCTGTTCCTCGAACATAGACATCTGCTTCATATACAGATTTTCCGATGTCCACCATCAATTCTTGCCCGTCATAGACATGTGTGGTGGTTTCCCCGTTTACAGTTTTGGTTCTTCTGAGGCCATCATAACCATATGTGTAGGAAGCAGTCATTTCGCCGTTCTGTACACCAATCAGTTCATTTAAGCCATCATAAGTATTTGTCTGTAAACCATCATCCGGATCATTCTTAGTCAGCTGATTTCCGTTTGCATCGTAGGTGTATACGGTATCCCGTACTACATCGCCTGTTTTCTTACTTTCTTTCTGAAGTAAGCCGGTATAATGTCCGTTTGAAGAATAATTGTAAGTAGTGACGTAGTCCTCTTCACCGCTTACTGTCATCTGAGAACGATTACTGTAATCATCATATTCATATGCGATGTTGTTGCTGATGTTTCCGTTAACCTCCGATTCGGAAACCAATCGTCCCATTCTATCGTAATCATATGACGTCGTTTCTATTATACCACTTTCTGTACGGGTTTTGCAAGCATCAGATCCGTCTAAGTAATAAGTATAATCATATTATGTCAAATATTAAAAACATACTTGAGCCAATCCAAGAAATACTGACAAGCTTCTTTCTCCGTTTCAAACTCCTTTAATGAAGTGCGTTGACCTCGCTCTGAATAGTAAGTGTACCACTTACCCTCAAATTCTTCTATACAATATGCCTCATTTGGAAGACCACCATTCAAGTTATATGCAAACTTGTCAATATTTAACTCATTTAATTTTTTTTCTAACTCTTTTTTTGTCATTTCAATACCTCAAGTTTAGGATTTGAACCTTCTAATAATAGTTGAACCGTAATTCCGTCACCCAAATAATATTGTGTTCCTCCGCCTGGCATACCAAACCATGGTGCCACCTCGCCAGCATATACTCGAATAGGTTCTTTAACTACATATACATTATAAGGTTTAGAGATCGTGCCTGGCTCAACAGCTCTAGCTTTATATGGTGTATTTATAGGTGATAAATACGACCCGCCTACGTAACCATAACGATCAATAACTGTTCCAGGTTGTAATGTTATTATATCACTATCTGTCAACGGATGTGTAAAGCCACCATTGCTTGGCCATTTCGCACTCATATCTGAATTATAATATTTTCCAATCCATCCGCCTCGTTCTGCAATCTCACGCTTCAATGATGCAATTTCTGATGTACTCAAATTTTTGTTACATACTACATTTTCTATTAATGCGTATACATCTGGATCATCAGCATTTTTAAAATCAAATTTACCAAGACTTGCTACTATTTCGCCATAATTCTCGCTTGCTTTCGTGATATCTTTTAGTTCTTCTAAGTCATCAGCAATTTTAATGTACCTTTTTGCATTATCGCCAAATATTTTATTTATCTCATCCTCAGATTTTATAATTTTTCCATCAACATAGCAATCATCTATTGAATCGGTAACAGCATTATAGTACATTTTGTTTGACTTTTTTAATAAAGTGGCAAATTCATCTGAATATTTAAGAATACCAATAACAGGAATAATCCCCACTAAATCAAGAAATGATTGCCCAGCAAATGACCAAGAAAATTCATCATCTCCAATGATGATTTCTCCCCATTCTCCAATATCATATGTGATATCTCTTAAATCGCAAACCAAGTCTAAATCAAAAATACCAAGTACAATTTCGCCTGCAGTTCCAAGCAATGTAACATCGTCTGTGAAATTTCCTTTCACAATTTGATTAAGGGATTTACCAATATAGTCTGATGCTGCATCTGCAACTGGTTCAATGTAATGATTGTATAAATAAGAAAGTGTTTCAACCAGTGTTTTTTTGTTCTTATCAGCATTTACATTGTCAGTTTTAATAAATTCTTCTACGCTACAGCCATATTTGTCTTCCAGCCATGCATTGTCAACATTAAGTGGATCTTCTGCTATCTGTTTTTCCACAATATCAGGAATTGTATTACCATTGGAGTCCTCCATGTACTTCCATTCCTCATAAGGAACAGCATCCTCTAAGTTTGTAACATATTGTGGAAGATAAGGTCTGAAATGATAGTTCTCATTAGAATAATCAGGAGAAAAAACAACCCCCAAACATTTTCCAGTCTCATCTTTATAATTGAAATTGAACGTTCTTTCTGTATTCAGAGAACCATCTTCATTATTGATATATGTTTCACAGTTGTCCCAAAGAACGGTCTGTTTGCCGCCTTCATAACCAAAATGAATGACTTGTGAACCGGAAGAATAGATCGATTTCAGCCCAGAAGCTTCATTGACTTCCCAGATTGGTCCAAAGAAACAGATATTACCTGCTGTCCATTTTCCTTCCATATCGGTCAATGTGATATAATTCCAGTTTCCATATACTTCGAGCCAATCTGCACTGTTTGTCATCCAGATGGTATCATAACAATTTGCCTGACCAAAATTAAAATCGCCGCCAATAACTACTGTACCGCCATTCAGACGCATATTTTGTCCGTCATTTCCACCCCAGCCATCTGGAGAAGCGGTACGAAATACTAAGTTATTGGAAACTTCCAAATAACCATTGCTAATATTCAGTGTTGCTCCTTGATTGCCAGACCAAAATTTCGGAATATCAGTTGTAAAGGACATACAGTCGCCTACATACAAAGAACAGCCATTCAGGTTCAAATTCGTATCATGCAAATTTAAGCTGCCCTGAAAAGCACCGCTTTCCTGCATGATCAGTGTTCTTTTAAAGGCATGATCCCAATCCAAATCGCCAGAAGCCTTGTATGCGGCAGAAAACCACGCAACATCTGCATTATCAATTGTGCCGCTGTCGTCTTTGTCCATGTATGCGTAGTAATTATCAGATGGGCCTCTTAATTTTGCAGCTGCTTCCAAAAATTCCGCATCATTCTCGTCAATTACACCATTATGGTTTAAATCAAGATTATACCAGTAAACATCCATGGATTGATATATAATTGAAATATATGAATTTAGATCTTCCTCATCAATTATACCATTTCCATTGAAATCAAGATTGGAAATTTCAGAAGAATCGTAGCCAACAAAACTTGCCATAATATACATATCCAGATGATTGATGCAGGCATCTCCATTCAGGTCATAAATATATGCAGCATTTGCATCCTGTTGCGATTCACTCGCAGAATTGATTGCATTCTGAGCATCCAGTAATTCAGCCTGATCAATTTTGCCATCATCATCAAGATCCATAGAAAAATTAAATGCATCATCACCACGATATGCTCCTAAGCAACTCTGTACATATGCCAAGTCTTTTCCATTGATGACATCGTCGCTCCACTCGTTGTCGTGTTCTTCATTCCAAGTGGTATCACCTGGAACTAATGTCACTGCATTGCGAGAATCGCCAGATCCAACAGTATAGGTACCAGTACCAAAATCCTTCAGGTAAAACGGCAAATAACCATCACTTTCATACTTGACATGATAAACGCCACTACCACTGCTTGCTGTTACAGTATAACTGTCACCGCTTTGAAGTTCCTGATATTCAAGTTCATTCCAGTTTTCATCAAAAATACGCACATAAATTGGAGTTTTATCTTGAATTCCATTGATAACCCCTTGTTTAACGATACCAGTTACAGTTAATTCACCTGCTGGAGCATCGCCCTCCGAAGCAGCCATAACTGCTGCTGAACGATCTTGAACTGCTGCACCCGCTTCATCAGATTGCACAGCTATATCGTTTTTTGCAGTATCTTCATTGACAACGGTTCCATTTTCTTTTTCATCCGCAACATCAAAAAAATCCACTTTTCCCAGATCTTTTGTTGCTTCTTCAAATTCCTTGGCAAGCTGGTCTTTGTTCTTTGCTCCCTCAATCGCTTCTGCAGCAGATGCAATTGTATCAGCATGTAAAAGACCTTGGGCACTGCCGTCGCCAAAAATCATGATCTGTCCCATGAACATCAGGGACATGGCTCCGGCAAGTGTTCTTGTCAATTTTTTGTTCATGCACATCCTCCTTTTTTGTTTTCAAAAACATTCTTTCCTTTTCCCAACAGCAACATCACTGCCAGAGAACACCATGCGATTTCCAATACCAGAACAAATTGTTTGAAGTGAAAGACAAACAGCAGGATTGCTGCAACGGCTTCTATTGTCATCACAACAATTGCTCGAATATGATAAACATGATGTTCTTTTTCATCCAATCTCTTATTTCGATCTTCTACCGGCGACAGCAAAAAAACAACGATGCAGGCGATCAACGACAATGTTGTAATCACCCAAAAATACATTTGGGGCGTGTATTTTACGATACACAGTGCAATCCATAACATTATCGCAGAAAATGCCCAGCATCGCTGCGGTGTAGAAGCATGATAGCCTCCGGCGTATACTCTTAATGGAATATATGCGATTGTGTAAACCATTGCCGGTACAGCAAGTCCCATTATAAATCCAATCAGGAGCATTGTTAGAATGTTCAGAATTGTTGCAAACATCTGACGCAGGCCATATTCATATAATGCTTTATTGGATTTTTGGACAATGCCATAGTATTCCAATCGATCTGCAATCTTACAAGATAATTTAGGAAACATTAGAATTTGCGAAGCTTCTTGGCTGTTTCAGACAATTCTTCCTGATAGGTCATCCAAGTGCAAGTTGAGTTCACTGTCAGCGTTGTGAAAACCATTGCTAAAGCAGCAAGCATGCCGCCATATTTCAAAATAATCTTTTTCATATTTATCACTCCAATCTTTTTATTTTGCCTGCAGAACAAATTATAACAAAAAAAGAGCCGCAAAAGCGACTCTTGTAAAAAACGACCTATGTTAATGTCAAAATTCGACTATTTTCTCACTCTGTTTCATGATGAAAACTCGTATTGCAGAGCATGACATCTGTAATAAAATATATATCATTATAATCGTATATAATGTCTCCATCATATTTTTCCAATATGCTGGAAACGCTTTTCAGTCCTAATCCATGTAATTGCTTTTCCTCCTTTGTTGTCATCAATGTTTCTTTCTCTTTTATGATATTTCCATCATAGGTATTTTCTATATGGATAAAAAGAATGTTTTTCTCAAAATAAATATTGATAAAGAAGTATTTCCTTTCCGCTTTTTCGATAGCTTCTATTGCATTGTTTAATAAATTTCCAAGTATGATGTTAAGGTCAAACACATTAATTTTCAAGTCCTTTGGTATCGTTATAGAACACTTTAAATGGACATTTTTGTTTTTCATCTCCTGCAACTTGTAATTAAGAATGCTATCAATCTCAGAATTTCCAGTATCAACAAACTGTTGATGAAAAGAAAGAAATCCCAGACCATCTTCAATATAATGAATCAGTCCTTGATTATCCGCTTTTTTTGCATAATTTACAATAGAGATTAAATGATTCTTGAAATCGTGTTGTAAGTATCGAATTCTATTCTGGGATTCTTGTAATAATTCTAATTCACTATGTTGTGCTTTCACCGCTTGCTCCAAAAGCTTTTTCTCATAGATGACTTCATAATTTTTCTGGAGGCTATCATACATATAAAAAATCAGTAAATTAAAACTGATTAAAATAAAAGCTACAGTGATTGTTTTTATGCTGTACTGATACATAGTTAAAATACCAACCAAAATGCTCCCAATTGGCACAGTCAAAATTGTTGCTAAATACAGTTTATCAATTTCATGATAAGCCCGTTTTTTCCAAATATATTCAAAAATCAATTCTATTAAAAAAGTAATCAGTACTGTGGCAATTACACTACTCATTATAATAGAATCCACTTTTGTTATGAGAATAATGGTATATACAATACCGTCTGCAAGCATATTAACTACATAAAATGCTAATGCTACAAATAATTTACTTGTTACTTTCGATTCATACAAAAATGAGAGAGCAATCAATGGAATTATATTTGTTAAGATATTTAAAGTGAAATTTCCAAATAAGATAGCACCAAAACTATTGATTAAAAAATAAAATGTAAATCCTATTATAATCCAGATTTGTTTCACTTTTGCAGTACCAAACATAGTATTTAAAAGCTTAAAATAAATATAGATACGAAAAGCATTTCCTATTAAATATACGAGCTGTTCCTGCATATTATCACTCCTGTTACAATATAATTAGTCGGGTAACACCTTACAAGCCGGTAAGGGTTTACACGCATTTGTTACTTAAGCTATACTGAAAGCAGTGATTGGACTGACGTATCAC